GTCCCACTGATGGGCGGCGGGCCCGGTCATGTGGGTTGCGAGCTCGTCGCCGCGCTGGTTGTCGTTCTCGTACCCCAGGCGTACGTCCTGGGTGGGCGGGTACACGACCAGGCCCGCTGCTGCGGCTTTGTCTCCGATCGCCATTAGGGGGCCACTCCTGTCCAGTTGAAGGTGTTCCAGTGCATGCCTGCGGGGACGTCGGTCCAGGACTGTGCGACGTTCCCGTAGGCCCACGAGGTCGGTGGTGTGTCGACCAGGCCGCGGGTCGCGACCGTCATCTCATCGGCTGGCACGGTCCAGGTGACGGCGGCCACATACCCGGTCTGGGTGGGGGTGTTCGGGACGGACAACGAGGCGGCCATTGCGGGGTAGGCGGCCAGGTCCGCCACGGCGTCGATCGTCAGGACGCGGCCCTGTCCTTTGACCTTGCGCAGCCGTGCCGCGGCCGCGCCGGCGCGCGGGAACGGGCGGTCCTCTTGGACGAGCAGGATGCGTGAGGCGGACGCGGGGCCGGCGATGTCGGACTGTTCGTGGTGGACGTTCGCGGCGTCCGTCCAGGCGTAGGTGACCACGACTCCGTCGAACCAGGCGTCGGTCTCGCGGGTGATCAGGTCGCCGGCCTGGGTGACGGAGTCGGACGCGGACAGGGTGACCTGCCCGGGGGCGGTGATCGCGTCGGGTGCGACCAGGCGCCAGACCCGGTGCTCGTCGCACCACAGCCGCAGCCCGGCCGAGGTGCACAGCGTGGACGCGTAGTTCCAGGCGGACACGCCCGGTTTCCAGACGGCGGACTCGGCGCTGATCGCCTGGGCGCCGTCCGTGGTGACCAGGACCGCACCGGGCGCGGCGTACGCCAGGGCGAGGCGTACCGCGTCCGCGACCGTCAGCGCAGCCGGGGACACGGGCGCCGTGGCGAGCAGCCCGTAGTCCAGCAGGAGGGCCTCGTCGGTGCCGGCCCTGACGTGGACGGTGTTCGCGGCGAAGTCGATATCGCGTGAGCGCACGACCAGGTCGGCGGTGAAGCCCTGCGGGGGGCGGAACCCGAACGCGTTCCAGACGGTCCCGTACGCCGCGGACAGGGCCCGCAGCGTCGCACCCATGTACTTCGTGCTGACCGCGGCCAACGTGCCGCCGGCGAACTGCGTGCTGATCCGCGCGAGGGTCAAGATGTCAGCGAACCGGCGGTCCAGCGTCACGGACAGCCGAGGTGCGGGGGTGGTGCGCGGGTCCAGGGCGTCGATGGTGGCCGGGTCGTACGGGATCGTCAGGTCCGCCATGCCGAACGGGGCCCGGGTCTGGTCCACGCTCAGGGCGACCTGGCGCACCGGCAGCGTCAGGGCCCCGACCTTGACGGTGGCGGACAGCGCGGACAGCGTCATGCGGCGGCCCTGAACCCTACGGCCACGGTCCAAACCGCGCCGGCCTCGTCGGCCGCGGACAGGGTCACGTCCCCGGTCACGACGTACGTCAGCACTCCGGCGGGGATGCCCGGGTCTGCGACGGTCACCTGTGCGGGGGCGTCCGCGTGCAACGTCTCGCACGCCTGCGCGGCGGTGAGCTGGTCGAAGAAGTACGTCAGCGTCCCGCCGCGCGGGCCAGAGGGACGCAGCGTGAAGTCGGGGATGGGCTTGCCGATCACGTCGTGCTCGACGGTGCGGGCCGTGCGCGGGGTGTTCCAGCCCAGGACGAACAGAGCCACCACGGTTGTCGCGCCCTTCGTGATCGTGGTGGGCATCAGATCGCCTGGGGCATGGAGCTGTGCGCCAAGACCCTGACCGGGGGCAGGTTGCGCACGTAGTTGTCGTAGTCCCTGACGGCCTGCGCAAAGTCGATCTTCAGCGGGACGGTCACGTTGCCGACCTTGATCCCCGCGATCACCCCGTTCACGGCGCTCTGCACGGCCGCGGCCTGCCCGCTGATCCCGCCGGCGATGCTCGTACCCACCGCGGACCCGGTGGCGGCGGCGTGCGCGTCGATCGCCGCCTTCTGGACGGTCGGGTCGGACTGCGCGATCGCGGCCGCGGTGGCGTATGCGACCTCGGGGCCCTTGGCGCGCAGCTCGTCGGCCAGTGCCTGCCCACCGGCGGCACCGATCTTGGCGAGGTTGTCCGCGAACGCCTTGTTCTGCTCGGCCTGGCGGTTCCACTCGGTGATCAGGTCGTCCGTCGTGACCGTGACGTCCTTGGCGTAGTCCTGCCAAGAGTCCGACGAGTCCTCCGTCGCCGCGGCGGTCGCCTCAGCGGCCTTGCGTTCGGCGTCGTTCTTGGACGCCAGCAAACCCTCGTACACCGACACGGGGTCGGCGGTGGACTCCAGGGCGTCGGCGTAGGACTCGGCTACCTGGCGTGCGTGCTCGCTGGCGGCGGCGGACTCGCCCAGGGCCTCGTCGAGCAGCTTCTGACGGGCCACGGCCTCGTCGGTGACGCCCGAGTTCTTCTGGAGCTCGCGGCGCAGGTCCTCGAGCTTGTCGGCCTGCATCGTGGCGGCCGCGGCCGCGCCGTACGTGGCGTCCGTGTGGGCTTTGGTGGGGTCCTCCGCAGCCGCGATGATCTTGTTCTGCTCGGTGATCAGGTCGTTGATCTGACCGAGCGAGCGTGCGGCCGCGTCGGAGTCCGACCCGGACATGCCGCGCAGCAGGTCCGTGAACGAGATCCCGAACTTGTCCGCCTTGTCCTTGACGTCATCGAGGTTGGTGGTGGTGTCCTTCTGCCAGACCTCCCACCATGACTTGTTGTCCTTGATCTCGTTGGACCACTCGCGGATCTTGTCCTTGAAGTCGATCTTGGACAGGTCCCCACCGACCTCGGACAGCTCCTGGGACAGGTCGATGATGCGTTGCGTGAGGGCCAGGGCAGCCTCGTCGTTCTTCTGCAACGAGCTGAAGACCAGGCCGAGCCCGACAGCCGCGGCGATGCCGGCCGCGGCACCGGCCGGGCCGAACCCGGAGAACGCGTTCGCTGCGACCTCCTGGACCGCGTCGAGTGCGGAGGTGACGTCGGAGAACGACGCGGCGGACTCGCGGGCGGTCTGGCCGGCTTCTTCCTTGAGGTCCTTCAAGCCGGCGTCGGCTTCCTCGGTGCCCTTCTTGACGTGGTCCCCGATGCTGTCCCCGGCGGTCGTGGCCTCCTTGCGGACCGAGTCGAACGCGTCACGGAACGACTTCTGCATGTCGTCCGCGTCACGCTTGGTCGCGTCGGCCTTGTCCCCGACGTCGGCTACCCCGTCGGCAGCGTCCTTGGCTTGCCGGTCGACGTCGCCCAGGGTGTCGGCAACGTCGCCGTACGCCCGGTCCAGCTGCTTGGCCCCGGTGGTCGCGTCCCCGGAGGAGTGGTCGACGTCATCGAGGGCGTCGGCCACATCGTCGAAGGACTCGCCCAGCTTCTTGGCGCCACGGATCGCGTCGACGACGTCCGCGATGATCGGGATACGGATAGCCACGAGGTCAGCTCTCCCCGGCCGCTTCGTAGACCAGGCGCACGAACTGCTGCACCCACATGGACGTGACCTTGGGCACGACGTCGGCCACGGCCGGCATGACCACACGCCCGGACTTGACCCGGGCCGGCAGCTGGCGCCGGGTGCGGCGCGTCACCTTGGCGCCCTGCCGCTGGTAGGTGGTGCGATGGTTGCGGTCCAGCGTCCCGAACTCGACGGCGGCCGCGTCCCGGTCCGGGACCATCCCACCGCGCATCCGACGCCTGGAGGACCCGGCGACCAGGACCGGCGGGTTACCTCCGGCGACCTTCGCGCCGGCGACCAGGACCCGGGTGTCCAGGTTGGTGCGCCCGTGCGCGGCCACGGCCCGCACGAACTCGGGTCCCAGGACGGTGCGTGTGGCCTTGTTCAGCTCACGCCGGTACGTCGCGTCCAGCTCCTTGAACCCGAGCACGCACGCGCGCAGGGCCCGGTCGTCGGTGGTCAGCAGGGTGCCCACGGGGTCACGCGGTGGTCAGGTCGTCGTACTCGAGAACCTCGTCCTGGTCCGCCTGGCGTACGTCAGGCGTACTGGTGGCGGCGGCGGCGACCACGAACGACGGCACACCCTGGACGCCCAGGGAGATCGTCGCCACGGCGGCGGACCCATCGGCGGTCCCACCGATCGCGCCGGGGGACAAGATGACCTTCGCGGTGATCGGGTCCTCGGCGGCCAGCGGCGTCAGGGTCGCGTCGACCTCTTCGCCGGCGTGGTCCAGCAGGTACCGCAGCAGACCGGCAGGGGCCAGGTCCTGGGCGATCGCCACGTCCAGCGTCCACGTGGCGGGCGAGGGGAACGTGAGCTGGTTGCCGCCGATTCCCCGCCACGTGGACAGGCTGACGGACGGGGTGAAGATCGCCTGCGAGACGGCGGCGGTGTAGTCGTCCACGCCCAGGGTCAGGGTCGCGGTCGACATCGTGTACGGGGTAGTCAGCGGAACAGCAACCATGGTGATCAGTCCTTCGTTTTCATCGTGACGGGGATCGTGAACGCCGGGTACGTGCTGTCGAACGTGGACCGGGTCGCGTCGTTCCAGTGGATCAGGCGCGACCCGGCCATGTCCTCGAGCACCGGGCGCAGGAGGTCCCACGCGACGTCCAGGGCGTCATCTGCTTCCGGGCTGGAGGTGAACGGGACGGCCAGGACGAGGGTGATCGTGTGGGCGCGTAGCCCGCGGATCGGTTCGGTCTGCTCGGCGTAGGTGTCGACCAGGACCAGGGTGTGCCCGGACTCGATCGCGTCGACCGTGGCCGGGTAGGGGTACAGGTCCCAGTCGACCGGCAGGGCCGGGGTGAGCAGGTCGATCAGGTCGTGGCGGGCGCTCATCCCAGGACCACCGGTGCCGGCGGGCGTAGCAGCTGGAGGGCCTGAGAGGACAGGACCGGTTGCGGCAGCGCCAGGTCGGTGCCGTCGTTGAGGCCCAGCCCGTCCGAGCTCGCGCGGGCCGCGGTCCAGGTGGCACGCGCGACCAGGGTCACAGCCTCGGGGTAGCGGGCAGGGACCGCGTCGTCGGGGACCGGGACCGCGTAGGACGCGCACGCCTCGTAGGCGATGTCGAGCAGCTGGTCCAGGCGGACGTCGGAGATCTTCCCGGAGTCCGGCCACGCGCCACGGGCGTACGCCTTGTCGACCCACGGGTTGGTCATCGTCTACCCCCTCTCTTGGGCGAGTCCCCGGCCCACCAGGAGGGCGGCGGGCCGGGGTACGGGTGCCGGCTACTTCTTCGCGGACGCGGCAGCCGCCGCGGGCGGGACCGGGACATAGGTGGCCTTCTGCAGGGCACGGGGGTCGTTGACCAGCAGGGCGACATATCCGAAGACGCCGACGTCGATTCCGCCCTTCGGCACGACCTCGGCGCGGACCTGGACGGGCGGGTTCTTCTCGTAGAACGTCGCCGCCCTGGTGTCCCCGCCGACGACCTGCAGGCCGGTCAGGGACGGGGAGACGATGTAGGAGAAGTTGGAGATCGTGCCGTCCTGGTTCTTGATGTTGACCGAGGACGACCCGGACAGCCACCACGGTGCGTCGGCGGTGGTGATCGAGGACAGGTCCGACCACGCTGCGGGGGACAGGATCGCGAAGTCGAGGTTCGCGCCGATGCCCTTGAGGTTCGCGGCGATGGTGTTCAGGGCCCCGATCACCGACGTCTGGCCGGCGACCACGGTCGCGGCGGTCAGCAGCGCGGTGGCGACGTAGGCCTCGGTCTGTCGCTTGTAGTCGTCGGTGGCGGCGGTGAACCAGTCCCGGATGAACGACCCGTCCCCGAGGTCGAAGAACGCCCGGTCGATGTCGTTGCCGCCGGCGAACCGCTGGGCCGGTGCCTCGGCTGGGGCGGTGGTGTACTCGCCGGAGAAGATGTCGGTCTTGTTCCCGGCGTACTCGTCGACGAGCTGGGTGTAGACCCGCTTGTAGCCCATGACCTTCAGGGCGGTCAGGGGACGGGGCGTGCCCAGGGCGTCGATCAGGGGACGGACGGCCTGGGACGCCTGCCACAGCTCGTCGATCCACTGGGGCCGGTCCGCGGCGCCGGCGTCGTCGGCCGGGACGATGTCGGCCAGGGCCGCCTGGACCAGCTGGGGCTGCCCCGCACGGATCAGCTCGAGGGCCTTGTCGGACGCCTGGGCAAGGGTCATGGCGCGGGACGTGGCCCGGGGCGGGTCCACGGGTGCGGCCTGGGTCGCGACCACCACGGGTGCGGCGGGTGCCGGGGGTGTGGGGTCGGGGGTTGCTGCGGTCACCGGGGCCGCAGCCTCGATCACGGGTGCGGACATGGTGGAACCTTTCTGGTCGGCCGCACGGGCGGCACGCCACGCGGCCGCGGATGCGGCTACGTCAGTGACTCGGGCGTCGTCGTAGGCGGGCAGCGCGCACAGGGACACCTCGCGCAGCTGGGCGGAGGACACGTGCAGCACGTCGTCCTCGTCCCACGTGTACCCGCCGTCGTTGATCCACATGCCCACGGACAGCCCGTCGCGTAGCCCGTTCGCGGCCTGGACCAGCGCCTGGTCGCCGGCCTGCCCGGTGGGCACGCTGAACGTCATGGACAGGCGTTCAGGGGTGTCGGTCGCGGACGACGCGAACCCGACCGGTTGGCCCTGGTCGTGGTCGACGAGCAGCTTGACGCGGGACATCTGCTCAGCGAGCTGAAGCGCGCCGGGCTCGATGATCATCGGGCCCAGGGACGCGTTCCCGACGACCCCGTACAGGGCCGCGGTCCCGGTCACGGTCCGCGCCGACGTCGACGCGGTCACGACGGCCGGGCTGGTCATCAGGACGTCCATCACGACTCCGGTGGGGGTGCGGGTTCGGCCACGTAGGCGGGGCCGTGCTCCATCTGCTGGAGCTGCTCGAGGGTGTAGACGCCGGCGTCCAGGGCGGCCTTGTAGTCGGCCATGCGTTGCCCGAAGTCCCCGCGCAGCAGCTCGGTCAGGTCGTACCGGCACCACACGCCGCGCGGTAGGACGTCGTCCGCGGACAGGCGGGCCTCGATCGCGGACAGGTACGGCATGAGGCCGAAGTCCACGAGCTCCCTCGAGCGGGACGCGACGTTCGCGTAGGTGATGGACGAGCCCTCCAGGGCGACGTCGGTGACCCACGCGGGCACGTTCATGGCCCGGGTTACCTGCAAGGCGGAGTACTTGCGGCCCTCGATGAGCAGCTGTTCGACGTTCAGGCCCAGGACCTCGGGCTTGACGGACGCCGGCGTGTAGGACACGACCTTCCCGGCGCGGCGGGCGGCACGCCACTTCGAGACCAGGTTGTCCGTCTCGCTCTCGGTGAGGCGGTGGGCCGGTCCGACGCCGGGCTGCTCCTGGAGGTTGATAGCGGGTACCGGGTTGTCTGCGGTGTAGGCGGCGGACCTGTCCAGGGAGCGGGCCATGTTCAGCTCGCGGCGGGCGTAGTTCAGGACACCTTCGTGGGGTGCGTCGATCCTGACCGTGTCCGCGTCGCTGATGTGCACGGAGTCGTCGGACAGCAGCCCGACCAGGCGACCGTTGATCAGGCGGGCGTCCCACTCGGGGACCCACCGGAACGATCGGGGGGCGCGGGTGTCGGCGTAGCGTTGCGTGACCCACCACCAGGCCCGCCCGTAGAACATCATCGCGTCCACGGTCCACAGGTAGGTGACGAACCCGGGGCGGATCCACGACGGATCGTTCTCAGGCTGGCGCAGGAAGTCGAACGCGGACTCGTTGCGGGGCCCGGCTGTGTCCTGCGCGGGAAGCGGCAGACGCGCGATCGTGGGGGCAACCACGTTGCGGGCGCGGGCCACGACGCCCAGGGACATCGCCTCGTCGCGGGAGACGCCCCGGTTCAGGGTGTCCTCGGTCGGGCCGAACAGCTCGTCGAACGTGATGTCGATCAGGTTCGAGTTGTCCGACCAGGGGGACGCGTACCCGGTGCCGAGGTACCCGGACCGGGGGGACGGTGCTGGCGGCGGTGCCGCACCGGCCTTGACCCGTTGCCTGAGTCCCATGCTTCAAGGCTATGAACGTGGTACCGAAAGTCAGTGAACCGCGCGGTGGTTCACGGCCACGTGCGCGGCGATCAGGGTCCGGGCGCCGGTCGTGGTCAGGGCTTGGCACCGGGCCCCGCAGACCCGGCATATGCCCACCGTGGAGGTGGGGGACTTGTCGAGGTAGAACCCGCCTTGTCGTGTCATCTCAGAACCTCACATCGGGTGCGCCCAGGGACTCTGGGCCGTTCGTCAGGCCACGGACCGCGGCGGCCACGGCGAGCAGGGCGTGCTGCGGGGTGCGGGCGCGGCGCCGGTCGAACGCCTCCTGGTCCCCGACGAACTTCAGCGCGGCGCCGGCCCACGCCGCCCGCAGCTCGGGCGACCCGTCGTGGGTGATGCGCCCGGAGCGGGCCAGGCGAAGCAGGCTCGAGCACATCGTCCCGAAGTCCCTGCCGGCGACCGTGTCGATCAGCAGGCCGGCGCGGCGTAGATCCTCGGTCACGGACCGGGCGTGCCCACCGTCGTCGGCCATGACGTGGTCGGGGCGCAGCCGGTCGACCAGGGCCGGCACCGTCTCGACGAGCCACGCGGGTCCCGGCCCGGTCGCGACGGTGCGGACCGTGACGCGCTGCTGGTCCCACCAGGCCGCGTACACGGTCGCGCCGTCACGGTCCGCGTCGTAGCCGAGGATCGGGACCCGGGCCGGCGGGACCATGTCGAGGTCCTCGAGCTGGTCCCACTGGTCCAGGTCGATGATCGATTCCAGGGTCATGGTGCGCCGGTTCATGAACGCCCGCTCCCACACGCCGCGGGACGCCTCGGCGGCCTCGGCGGCGAGGTCGTCACGGGTGATCGTGTGCCCCAAGGCCGGGTGGAACGCCCACGTGTCGGGGTCGTAGGCGTCCGCGCCCTCAGGTGCGGACCACTCGAAGTAGGCGACCGCGGCCCCGGGGTCGGTGGTCGCGAGGCGGCCGGCGTCGATCCACGCGTCCAGGAACGTGGAGTCCATGGACCCGCGGGTCGAGACGATCCAGAGCTGACGGTCGGGCAGGGTGATCTGCGCGGGCCGGATCGCGCCCATCAGGTCCTCGCCCTGGGCGGCGTCGAAGGCCCAGCCCTCGTCGACCATGACCAGGTGCGGTGTCTCGCCGTGGATCGACTTCGGCGTGGGCGCGAACGCGCGGACCTGGGACGCGTTCGGCAGGGTGAACGTCGGTGCGCCGGCGGCCCGGTTGACCTTCACGTGCGGCCCGAACGCGGACCGCTCGATGACCTCGACGGTGTCCTTCCAGCGGGTGTGCGCGTCCTTGCCGGTCTGCGCGGTCATGAACACCCGGGTCCGAGCCCGGGTCAGGCACCGGTCCAACGCCACAGCCCGTAGCAGCGTCGTCTTCCCGGACTGGCGCGGGACGGTCACGATGACCGTGGGGTAGCGCCACCGGCCCGGGTCGTCGGGGTGCAGCTCGAGGGCGACGTCAGCGACGTAGCGCTGCCAGGGCATCAGGTTGGTGCCGAGCTGGGCGGCCAGGTGCGCGACGAGCGGGCCCATGGTGCGTGCGTTCGGGTCCCGCGCGGTGGCGTATGCCGCTCCCAGCGGCGTCACGCCAGGACTTCCCGCCCGATCCGTGCACGCTCCCCGAGGAACACCGCCAACGGGTCGACGTCCCCGACAGCCGGGACCGGCAGTGCGGCCAGCGCGTCCTGGAGTTGGCGTGCCGCCTGGGCGACCGCGACGGTGACCTTCCCACCATGGCGAAGGTTCGAGTCGATCGAGCTGGCCAACGTCAGCACGAGCTGGACGGCAAGGGTGTGGCGCGGCTCGAGCAGCCCAGCGGCCTCCAACGCCTCGATCGTGGCCTGAGCGGCGACCGTCAGTGGGGATCCGCCGGCGACGTCGGTCGCGCCCAGGGTCAGCCCGGGCAGTGTCGGCTGCCAAGGGTTCTGGTCCATGCCGGCTCCGTTCCGAGCTGGTCGTTTTTTCTGGGCGGTCGGGAGAAAAAGGAAGAGGAGACGGGAGAGTTTCCGCAGGTCAGGGGTTAAAACTCGGCTCGTCGCTCGTCGTGACATCGACGCCCGCGACCGGCGCGGCGAACCATCCCGACCCGTCACGCGCCGGCCGCTGCGCCGACCCGATCCGGTTACCTCGAGCGGAGTTGCACGCCCGGTGCGCCGGGCGCAGGTTCTCCAGCGCGTCCGACCCACCACGCGAGCGGGGCAGCACGTGATCAGCGGAGTCCGCACCGTCCCTGCCGCACAACCAGCAGACCGTGCCGTACTCCCCGAGCGTCATCATCCGTAGCCGCACCGCACGTCGGCCTCCCCAGCTCGTCACGCGTCGTCACCCGCTGCCAGCCGGCGCACGTCGACCCACGCCGCGTGCCGGGTGGCACGACGCTGGGCCACCCGGCACAGGGCGCACGTGCCCGGGTTACCGCCGGGCATCCCGTGGACGCACTCGGCCTGGTCGATCCGCATGCCCACAGTATGTGTCACGCAGGCGTAACACTGTGGGATTACACGTTCCCGTCGTTGGGGTCGACGAACAGGGAAAGGTCGGGCGTGGTCAGCATCGGACGCTGACCGCACCAGTGGTCGACGGCCTTCGACTTGGCCACCAGCTTCAGGGACGGGCCACCCTCGTCCGGCGTGGTGAGGGTGGCCCCGAGATGCACGGACACTGTGGCGAGCACACCGCACCGCGGGCAGGGCAGATCGATCCAGTACGTCCCGGTCGTCAGAGTCGCGGCGGGGTTCACGAGCGCAACGCCCTGCGTGCGCTGGCGGTCGCGGCCCACGCCTGCCCGATCCGCGCCGACGCCGTCTGCAACCGCTCGAGCACGAAGTGATCGTCGCCGGCCTGGCGACGGTGCTCGGACACGAGCTCGTCGACGCCGTTCAGCATCTCGATCACGTCCTTGAGCATGTCGTCGAGCACCGACAACGGCGGCAGGGGGTCTGGCTCGTCGCCCGGGTGGTACGTCGCTGCTGCCTTGTCGTTAACCACGGGCCGCACCGCCTCTCATCGTCTGGGCGCCGGCGGAGCCGGCTCCGTGTGGCTGTTTCTTGCACCACGCGCAGGAGAGCGCGCTGGCGTATCCGTGCTCGCACTCGTCGGGTGCTGGTCCGCTGGCGTGCAGCTGTTTGAAGTAGTCGCTGGCCCCCTCAGGTGAGGGTTCGCGTACCGACTCCCCTGAGGTACGAAGAGAGTGGCTACCAGTGGGTGGGTCCTGTTCTGACCTGGGCTTTCGCTTCGCGTAGCGGGCTCGGAGCCACTTGAGGCGCTGCTCTCGCAGGCGTCGGATGCACTCGGCGACGTGCTCGGTGATGACCGGGCCGCGCAGTGCCTTCGCGGCGGCGATCGCCTCGACGAGCGCGTGCCGGTTCACGATGAAGAACGACCGCTCCCGACCGTGGCCGCGGCCGGGCTTGAGCCCACCGCGTCGCCAGTCGATGAACCCGATCTCGTCGAGCTCGGTGAGCTTGATCTGCGTCCAGGTGTGGCCGTAGCCGGCCGCGGCCGCGATCTCGGGGATCGTCGAGAACGCGCGCCCCATGCGGTGGTCGACGATCTTGGCCGCGACGGCATCGAGGACCGCGCGCAGACCGCGCGCGTCGTGGCCGGCGAGCTCACCCCAGCCCGCACGCGACAGGGCGAGGATCAGCTGGTTGGTCTTCCAGCCCGCGTGCGGGGTCTTGGCTGGTCGACGACGCCGCTCACGTCCCTTCGGCATGCGGGCCTTGGGCTTCGAGCCGAACAGGGCACGCAGCTCGTCGGGGTTGAGCGCGGTGCGTTCGCGGGACACGCCGGGGTCACCCTTGCGGGTTCTGTCCGGCTGGCCCGACTCTGGACTAGCGTTCATCTTTGAGATCCCGGAGGACGGCGCCGCTACTACGGCGCCGTCCTCATCTCTTGCTCGAGGGCTTCGACCTTGTTCCGGTCGTAGAGGTGGGCGCCACGGATTCCGGGCGTGCGCAGGGCCGGCGTGAGCCGGCCGTCCTTAGCCATGCGGTTCACGGTGGCGATCGAGACGCCTAGCCGCTCCGCGACCTCACGGGTCGCCATCAGTGCATCATCGTTCATCCGGCGAACCTTGCCACAGTTGAGCAACGTTCGCCAAGCACATCGGCGCGTGTTGCCCTGAGCAAGGTTGCGCAGACCGTGTAACGTTGCGCACATGACGCAGGTAACGGTGCAGGGGACAGTCCCAGCCTGGACGCTCACTGACAGGCTTCGGAAGGCGCGTGAGGTCAGCGGCCTCTCGCAGACCGAGCTCGGCGAGGCGACAGGGCTGTCGCGACGGTCGATCGCGGGGTACGAGGGTGGCGAGCGCGAACCGCGGCGCCCCGTCCTCATCGCTTGGGCGCTCGCCACGGGCGTGTCGCTGGACTGGTTGAACGACGAGGGCCCCCGTCGTGACGACGAGGGCCCTGCTGTGCGCCCGAAGGGACTCGAACCCCCAACCTTCTGGACGGTCGTCCGGCGGATATTCGCGCGAAACGCCGGGCGGCGTCTGACCTGCAGGTCTTCCGGTTCTGCACCCTCGCGTGATGGCTGGGTGCTCGGCGCATGAGGGCGCACGGCGGGGGCAGGCCACCGGTCGAATTGCACCTCTACACCGTCGCCGACTCGTTCGGCGTACCGCACCTGCAGTTGCAGGTCGGCGACGAGTGGATCTGGCTCAGCCCCGACACGGCAATCGACCTCTCGATCCGACTGCAGTACGCGGCGGCTGACCTCCTGCAGCGTGAGGCCGGCGGGCCGATGGGTGGGGCATGAGCATGCAGAAGCGCCACGTGCGCGCAGAGTGGCAGGTACCCATCGATGGCTGGTCGACCGCGCAGCGCGCGGCCAGGCGCGCGGTCTCGACGATCAGGGCGCGGCGCGACATCCTCGCGCAGCTCTCACGCGAGCGGACCGAGAGCCCGTGGGAGCTCACGACGACGGACCTCGTCGAGTGGCTCGGCGCGGAGGTGTGGGACGCCGACCTCGGCCGGCTGCGGCCGCGGTGGTCGGTCGAGCGTCAGCGCATGGTCCGCTCGACGCTGGTCGGGTTCTACCGGTGGGCGCACGGCGTCGGCCTGGTCGCCAGCGACGTCGCGCGCGACCTGCCCACGATCCGAGCCTCTGACGGGATCCCGCGGCCGGCGCCCGACGACGTGTACGAGGCGGCGGTCGCCGCGGCCGCGCCGCGTGAGCGGCTGATGCTGCAGCTGGCCTTCGAGCTGGGCATGCGCCGCGCGGAGGTCGCGCAGGTGAGCACGGGCGACCTGATCGACAACCTGTTCGACTCGTCGCTCGTAGTGCACGGGAAGGGCTCACGGAACCGGGTCCTGCCGCTGCCGGCCGAGATCGCCACGGCGATCCGCCAGGCGCCAGCCGGCTACCTGTTCCCGGGATCGTGTGACGGGCACCTGTCGCCGCGGTGGGTCGGCACGCTCGTCGCCCGGCTGCTGCCCGGCCACCACACGATGCACGCGCTACGCCACAGCTTCGCCACGGGCATCGTCGACGACGAGCCGAACATCATCGTCGCCCAGCAGCTGCTCGGGCACCGCTCGCTGGCCACGACCCAGCGGTACGTGAAGCCGAACGCGGACCTGATGCGCGCGGCCGTCGACAAGCGTCACCGGCGCCTAGCCGGGGTTCAGACATGACGGACATCAACTACCAATCAGGCGATTGGGAGTCTTCGGACATCAGACCGGATTCCGGATTCCGGAATCCCGAATCGAGAGGAACGACCGCATGAGCACGACAGCGCCGGAGCTGGTGGCCGCGAGGGTACGGGCCAGCTTCCCAGGGCTCACGATGACTGACATCGCGGGGTGCGCGTTGGTCCTCGACCGCATCGCCGAAGTGACGGCGCTCGACATGGGTGCCAGCCACCTGTACCGATCCGTCACCACGACGCTCGAGGCACTCGAGGTGTTCGCTGACGCGTGGGAGGCCACCTCATGAGGCGCGAGGGGAACACGGTGTACGTGAGCGAGGACGACGCGGCGACGCTGCGGCAGATCGCCGACGAGTACGGCCTGCCCGTGCGGGCGGTCGAGCTCCTGCTCGAGCTCGGCGACGACGTCGACCGCGACGTCGTGCTGCGGCCGCGCGTGGCGGGGATCTACCGGCTTGCCCTGGAGTCTCTGGGCGCGGCGACGACACTGTGAGCACGCCAGACGTACGCCAGGCGTACGAGCACGAGGTGATGCTGACGCGGTCGCAGTACGGCGCGCTGCACGAGATCGCGGACCGCACGATGCAGCGGTACCTGGCTGAGGGGCGGATCGAGGGGGCGGTGAAGGACGAGCGGGGAAACTGGTCGATCCCGTCGACGGCGCGGGTGTCGGCGGCGGGTGCTAGTACGTCTGTCGTACGCCAGGCGGCGTCTGACGTTGGCCCCCCTGCGCCAGACGTACGCCTGGCGTACGCGGTGCCGGTGCTGCTGACGCTCGACGAGGCTGCTCGGCTGCTCGGCACGGACCGTGCCGGCGTGCGGCAACTGGCGGCTGACGGGCTGCTGCAGGTGGGCCCGTGGGGGCCGACCCGGTACCGCAAGGGTCAGGCGCCGCGTGCGGGCCTGCGGGTGTTCGTGACGCCGCGGTGAAACGGGACCCGATGCGGTGGTGGGAGTGGGTCGCGCTGGTCGTGATCGCGCTGGTCGTGCTCGCGTTCGGTCTGCTGATGCCGCTCGGGACCGACGTGCCCGGCCCTGTAGGTCCGGGGCCGGGCTAGGTCGTCGCGGTGCGGTGGCGTGCGACCCTCTGCCCCAGGGTCGTTGCTGCCCATCCGACCAGCCCGCCGATGAGGGTGGCGACGCCGGCGACGACGCCGTCGTCGACGACCTGGTTGATCAGGGCGGCGACCAGGCCGGCGATGATCGCGACGGCCAGGATCAGGGCCAGGGTCGAGGGCCAGGCCCGTACGCCGCCGGCGACGGCGAGCTCGTCGACCTGGGTCGAGACGCCGGCGATCTCGGCGTGCAGCTCGGGGGCGAGGCGGGCGTCCCTGAGCCACAGATCTGCTGCGTCGGGTCCGTTGATCGGGTGCGCCCATGGCAGGTCGCGCATGTATCCCTGGAACTCGGGTGCGCGTAGGACGCCCTTGACCGCTTCCTCGCACGCGCCCTTGACCTCGTCGGGTGTCATGTCGTCGTCCTCTCCGAGATGCCTGTCGTCTCGCTGGTCGTACTCCCAATGCCAGGGCTCGGGTAGCGAGCCGTAGATCTGCGCCCACCCGGGCTGGTACCAGCCGTACTGGCCGCCGTTGTGACGTAGCCAGTCGTGCCGGGGTGCGCCGAACCCGCCCAGGCCGGAGAAGTCGACGGCCGACCCGATCGACCACTCGCCGTGGATCGACTGCCCGACCGGGATCGTGGTCAGGCCCAGGTCACGCATGTGCTGCTGGGCGTCACGGTCCCGGTAGCAGGACCACCCATCGGTCGGGATCAGGTCGCCCATGTTCGCGGCGCGCATCGCGTCGCGGATGCGCGCGTAGGACTGGGCGGTGACGTGCGGTGCGGTGTGAGGCGTGCCGTCGCCGTTGGCCCCGGGCAGCACGGACAGCGCGTCCGCGGGCGCCTGGCCGTTGCTCGAGGTGACGGCGATCGTCATGCCGCCTCGCAGACGGCGAACCCGTCGAGCAGGTCGCCCGACGCCCACACCCACGGCAGCCCAGCGGCTACGTTGCCGAGTGTGCCGCCGTGGGTCACGGTGTACTGGAACCCGAGAGTCGTCGCGGAGGCCAGGGCGATGCGCGAGTCCAGGTGTGCGTTGCCGGTCGAGCTGTCGAACAGGCGGGCGACGCCCCCCGCGGTGACCACGGGGACGGGCACGCTGACCCGGTAGACGCCCGTGCCGGGGGTCATCCCGGCGTTCATGGCGATCGAGAACTGGACGAGCAGGATCTTGCCGGAGCGACGGTAGCGGCCCGTGGCGGTGTAGTTGGTCGGGTTAGGACCGGTGTCCGTGGTCAGGGTCGGGACGTAGGTGTTCGCGGCGAACGCCGCTGAGACGGTGTCGGCGAGCTTGTTCAGCGTGCTCGAGAACGGGGACGCGAGGTCGTCCTCGGTGTAGTGGTAGATCCCGTTCGCGTCGGGTGCACCCACGGGCATGGCTCAGTCCTCCCGGTGGGGGTTGGCGGCCTCGAGGGCGGCGACCCGGGCTTCCAGGGCGGTGACCCGGGACAGGGGCGCCAGGTCGAACTCGTTGCCCTCGACGTAGAAGATGACCCGGGTCAGCGTCTCGTCCGACCGCAACCGGATGTCCTGGCCGACGAACGAGTAGACGAGCACCGGCTTGCCGACGATCTGGTCCCACTGATGGGCGGCGGGCCCGGTCATGTGGGTTGCGAGCTCGTCGCCGCGCTGGTTGTCGTTCTCGTACCCCAGGCGTACGTCCTGGGTGGGCGGGTACACGACCAGGCCCGCTGCTGCGGCT